AAGATAGCGTCTCATACATGCGCTTCTGAGTGTCATTAAGGCGTGTTACCACGAATGGGTAATCGTCATAGCCGTTAAGTAGCTCATGGTTAGCGTAGCCCTCGCACGTAGGGTTAAATGCGGTGCAATAGATGCCCTCACTGCCATCTTCCTCATCAATGAGTCTTTGATATGCGTAAACCACTAGGATTAGGTCTTGATCGTCGCCTAGATCGCGTCTCTGCGCTCTTTCGCTGGCTGTCTCGTATGAAACCCTGTCTTTGCCTCTGAGGTTGGAAATAGCCATCTCTACCCAATCTTTATCCCATCCGTCATTCGCTACCTTTTTCTCTAGCTCCTGAGCGGTGTAGAACGTCCTCCAGAATACATAGGGGGCGCGTTGTGGGTCAGTTACATAGGAGGGGAATACAACCTCCCCATCAGGCTCACAGGAGTAAACAACGGGGCAATCCACGGTAAGACGAGGCACGCTTACTTCCGTAACACCTTTCATCCTTAGTTCCCGCACGGCTTTTTTAACCCGTGCCTTTTTCATATCGGGGTAAGCATCAGAAAGTAATTGCTCTGCGGCCTCTTTATCCTCGCCTAGTAAGATTTCTACCAAGTCAGGCATTGCCGCTTGAATCTCTTCCAGTGTAACAGTTTGCTTGAACGTGCGCTTTTCACGTTTCCAACCAACGTGGGAAATCATAATACCTTTTTCAAGCAAGTGATTCGCGCCTAGTTCCATCTGGCGTTTAAAGTCTGGAATATAGCTCTTACGCATCCATTTAAGGAATAGTGATACGATAGAAGCCTTAGAAATCGAAGCGTGAGACGTAGGAAACGCTTTAATGTGGCTGCGGTCTAATGCCTGTGTCAAAAGCGCAACATATGTGTCAATCCGCTCGCCAGTAATATTGACCTCCATATCACTTGCCCCATCCCAAGGGAATGCGTTCGCGCCGTGTTTACGTAAATCAGGGCTTTTATTAGGCCAGATATTGCGTCTGTCATTATATGCCCGCTCGCATGAATTGATATAACTTTCTTGATCTAGCTTAGCTTTATCATATTCAGAAGCAAGAACCCCAATATCAGGTTCATTCTGTAGATATATCATAGCTTCACTTTGATCTGCTGAGTAGTTCATGCGTAGAACTTATAATGATTTTCCTCCGCCCCGTCAATCTTTGTTGCGGTAATCCATTTGCCAATTAAGCCTTTTTTAATACTCTCTTTAGGAAGTAATATATTAACTCTGATTCTATCTTCTGCCATGCCTCTAATCCATAGCGGGTTAGGACATTCTGATATAGTAAATAGTCTAAATAGCTCTATCTCGTTTTCCACTGGCTTATCTACTACTTTTGCGGGTCTGCCTCGTTTCTTTGCTTCCATATTAATATCCTCCTGATCCTTGTCGGGTTATTTGTAACGAATAATTGTCTACATGGTCAATCCCCGTTATGGCTGCATAACGTAATAGGTCGATCATATCTTTGTGCGCCTCTTTTAATCCGCCATCGCCTGTATATTCCGATAATGCGTTAATGATATTTTGGCAGTCGTCCGTAATATAAAATTTAGGGCGGTTTATACTATCCATAGGCTTAGACGTATCCCATCCCATCTTAGATATAAGTGCTTGCAAGCCGTCCTCAATATCTAGTCCAGGCGCAGGGATACAGATAATATCATTCTCCGCTAAGTCCTCGATAATACTACTGCTGCCGTCCTGCGCCTGATACTTTGCAGCTCCAAGGCGAGGGTCAATAATCCGCTCATAGATTTCCTCTTCGCCCTCTAGGTCTTTAATTAGGCTTACATAGTCTTTGATGCCGTATCCTAGCCCCTTTGCTCCCTCGCCAGGCATCCACTTGCCGCTCTTCCATTCTGCCCAATCTCCAATGCTTACATCAGGCCATTCGCGGTAAACGTAATACGTTCCTGTAGCATCCACGGCTATCCAACACATCGCCCAGTTCTTACTGCCTGCTGGGTCAATGATCTGATACCTCGTAACGCCTTTATCTGGCACTAGCTCATGTGGTATAACATTAACCTCCTTATTGAACTTGGGAAACTTGGTTGCTTGTGACTTTACCGGCACTCCATAGGCGCGAATAAGTATCTTCTCGCGGGATTCGTTTTTAAGGTCGCTAGCTAGTCGCTCGTAGCCTGAAAACGGATTGTCCTTTGTATGAAAGTAGTGGATAGCGGCGTTGCGCTTCTTGCTGATTTGGATATGCGGTAAAATCTCGCCATTAAGCAGTTCTGCCTCCTTGGTTGCGATAGTCTTAGCTTTGTCTAGGTAATCTTTAATCACCTCTGTCCATCCATCAATAGGCGTGAACGTGACTAGCATCTTACTGTCACGGGTAGCGAGTCGAAACCGCATCGTATTGATTAGATCCTCGCCAAGTAGATACTCGTCTAGCCATACCCCGATATTATGCCACTTAGGTGTTTTAGATCCCAATTCCGCGCCCTCAATAAAGGTAGGGTTATTCTGATACTGCGAGTATGTCTTAAATAGAATCTGACTCTTGTTTGGCAGGATTAAGCTATTATCAGTAAATCCGTTTTTTAGAGAGTAACTAATATATGTATTAGCACTCGTTTGCTTCATCCTATATTCAGGAGGTAGCCAGTTATACACGGCACTCTGTTGCTGCCTAACGCTAACCTCTGAGCTTTGGGCAAAGCACATGATAATAGAATTAGGATTTTCAATAGCTGCCTTAACTACGCTGTAGCTTCCAAATGCAGTTTTCCCACTACGATTGCCCCCAAGCACTAGATTTTCATTTACGTTTTCTAGCTGATCCCAGCACTTGTGCCAATGGTCTAACTTAAAGCCATAACGGTAAGGGTCTTTATCAGCGTTCTTGATTGCTTCCTCACGGCTATTGTAAAGTTCAATCAATTCCTCTGTGTCCATCAGAGAAATATCCTCATCAGATGGTATGGAAAGAATCGGGTGTGGAGTCCAATTAAGCATTGACTACCTCCGCTTCGACTATCTTATCCGTGCCGTTGCGCTTTTGTGCTATTCTTCCCGCCGCTGCTTCAATCAATGCCCGTGCATCCTCAATGGATAAACCTGCTTTAGCGTTAATATCAGCGTTATTTGTCCCTGCCAACATAGCGGATTTGTCCTGCATAATACCAACTACGGTAGCTAGTTTCTCTGGTGATACTTGCGCTAGTAATGCCGGATCATCGTGTAACTGCTCGGCTCGTTTAAATAGCAGGTCGGTATATTCCATTGCTGCCATAGCATACCTTGAAGAGAATAGCTTTCTCTGCTCGGCAAATGTTATATTATTTGCGCTATGCTCCCATTCAAGCCGTCTTACGCACTCATGGCTTAACCCTGTAATCTCACGAACCTTTGTAAAGTTAGCCCCTTGTGACAGCATCCATAATGCTTTAGCTGCTAAATCAGGCTTAGTATTTTCAAGCGAACTTTTAGACAAATCTTTTCCGCGCTCCCGAACGGAAGCCATTATTTTAACCATCTCTTCTTTGATCTTGGCTGGGGAAGGATTTAACTCCGTTTCTTCGCTCATGCTTTATTAAGCAATACGGTTATATTAACTATTCGTCAATATGTATCATTCCGCTGGCCTCTCAATAACTCCGTCAGGTAAGTAATTAACTTTAACTTTTTCGTAGTCAAATGGCATTTCCGTGCCATCCATCTTTGTAGCTTTTGATATACGGTCTAAGCGATATGTCCTATATATATTCCCGTCCTTGATTTTATCAGCATCAAACATAGGGTTTATGCTCGCTTGCTCTTTGGTCATTTGCCCAAAGATGGTATTAACAAATTGCTGATGCTCCTGCCATCTTGCCCCGTATTTATCCTGATAGTATTTATCGGTCTTGGTGTTACTCGCGTGTAAATCCATCATGGCGGAAATGTCTTGCTTGATCGCTTCGGTATTACCTTGGTATAGCGATTGCCCCCGCTTGCTTGCCGCTCTGGTCGTGATGTTTCTATGTAGTTGCTCTACATTCATTAGGTGGACTAGGATATTGCCTCCTTTGGTGATGCTAAACCCAGTCGGCACGGTTTCTCTTAGTGTCGCCTCAAGTGTTGCATATCGAACCTTGCCGCCCCTGCCTTTAATCGTTGCTGGGTGGTTAATGACAGTATATCTAGTGCCTTTTCCTGATTTAGTCGCGGTGTTGATATTTCGAAGAATAGCGATTTGCTTAGGGTTTAATATGCCCTTAGCAGCTAACGCATTGATCGTTTGTGGGCTGATATATTTACCCTGCCAGTTATTGCCATTCAGCTTGATTTCTCCATCGTCGGGTAAATATCCATCGTTTACACGCCTGACTTGTTCCTCGATTAAAACTAGCCCCGCTGATTGCCTCGCCTCGTCAATTCCCTTGGATAATGCTACGTGGTTTCCTTCTTTATCCAGTATAGGCACTCCGTTTTTATCTGTTTCGAAGATAGAGTGAAACGAATCAACAATAGGATCGCCTTTTTGAACGTGTAGATTGGCTTTTTCTTCGCCTTTGAGTGCTTTCTGTGATTTCTGAAATGATGACTCGCCCGCAATCTCTTTCATTAGATTCCGCATCATGGCTTTTGCCTCTGGTAGTTCTCTAATACCATCTGCAAGTAATCCGTTGCCTTGAACGAATCTACCACCTGCGCTCATTGCCCCGCCTGACTTGAAGAAGAAATCCTTCAAGATGGGTAAACGTGGCATCGTGGTTTCGATAAACTTACCTAGTTGACGGCTTGCTTGTGTGCGTCCTGCCATCCTTGATACTTCTCCAGATTCCACCATATCAACCAAATGATCGACGGTATTTTCGATAAAATACTCTTCCGCAA